TTTAGCTTTAGGCATTGCTCCTTGTAATGCTCCCATACTCATACCTATTGCAAGAGGAGTTTTCCAGTTGACTTCTTTACCGCCTATTGTGCTTGGTCCAAAAAGTGTACCATATAAATCACCAAAACCTTTTTCCCCTCCAGGTATTAAAGTTTGACCTAATTTTGTCCAAAATCCAGGATCTTCTTTAGCTGCTGAAGTTTTAGGAAAAGATATCGCTCCCGTGTCAAATATGTTTTTATATGTAGAAGGATTAGTAGCTACATTTTTTATTGTATCTATTATACCTCCTGCTGAAGGTTTAGGTGCAGATATCGCTCCAGTTTCAAATATGTTTTTATATGTAGAAGGATTAGTAGCTACATTTTTTATTGTATCTATTATACCTCCTGCTGAAGGTTTAGGTGCAGATATCGCTCCAGTTTCAAATATGTTTTTATATGTAGAAGGACTAGTTCCTTGTATTTTTTCTATTTCGTCCCAAGACTCATCAGGCAACAAGTTAGATTTTAATGATTCATCTGTTGCTTGATCAATTATTCCTTTTCCTCCTTTTACTAAATCTGAAAACCAATCTTGTCCAATATTTTTATCTCTCCCTGGAATATTACTAGTCAATGGAATTCCATATTTATTTAATAAAGCACCAGTTACCACTGATGATAAAATAGGATTCTCTTTAATTTCATTTGGGATAATATCGTCTACGAATTTGTCTTTAACATCTTGGAACCATGATCCAATACCATATCTTTTTCTACCATCTACTCCAGCAATACCACCATAAGCCATTCTTTGTTTTCTTGATTGAGTATATGTAGGTTTTGCTGTTCCACCATAAGCCATACCAGCTACAGCTTCTTGTCTAAATTGTTCCAAGGACATTGGTTCTTTTCCCATCTCTTGCATTTCAAAAACATACTTATCATATTCATCTTGCAACATTGGATCAGCAGCAGAAGCCATTTGTATGCCTTCTCTGTTCTGTTCTAATTGTGCTTTTTGTTCTTGTTGTTGAACTGCTTTTTCTACTTTAGCAATTCCTTGAGGTCCATATTTAATATAAAAATGTCTTCTTAAATCATCTATACTAACAGGATCTCGACCATTATTATCTTCTCTATATTCGTCTAATAATTCTTGTAAAGGTATTAATTCAAATCCAGGCGTGTCGTCAAAAGCCATTTGTCTCTCTTGATCTATAGGAGATTTAGGTCCTTGGTCACCTGTATATTTTATATCTGGTGCACCTGCGTCAATTGATGTTATTCCTGTGTTATAATCTATAGCCATAATTTTTATGTGTTAATTTTAAAAGGCAGGAATTTCACCTGGGTTTATAATAATACTTGTTTTTCACAAGTAAATCAAGCCTATGTTGTTAGTTCTCTAGGCTTAATTTCAAGCGCAGATAGCACGACATGTAGTCTATTAGCTGTTGCTGCGGTTACTTTAACTACTTCGCTTTCTGCAACAACTAGTGGTGCAGATAGTAATTCGGTTGTTCCATTAGCAGATATGGATTTAGTCTTAAATAAGCTAAATACAGCATCATCTGTATCAGTTATAGTTACTGTTATAGTATCAGCATTACCAGAATCTTCAGATACTATTATTGATTTTATAACAGCAGTTGTAGCTGATGGCACAGTGTATAATGTAGTAGCACTGTTACTAGTTAAATCTGCTTTTTTATTGACGAATGTATTAGCCATTATCCAAAAAAGAAAGCTTCCGCTTCCGCCTCTTCTTTTAAATCCTGTTGAAAGGATGTGTTTAATTTTTGTACTATACTATCAACATCTCTAACAAATGATTGTTGTATTTGTTGATCGTATTGTTCTAAAGGTTGCGTTAATGATTGTACAATTCTAGCCATATTACGTCCATATACTCGCTGGGTTTACTTGATATTGCTTTATTAATTGATTCATCTGTGCCAAAGTATTCATACCTTTTTCATTTAATTCTCCTTGATCGGCCTTCCCTTGTAGTATCAGTCTTTTTCTCATTAGTTCAGTAATTTGATCCATTTGTTGATCTGTTGGTTGAAATTTTTCAATACTTGCTTGCACAATATTTTGATCTTGACCTTGACCACCATCTCCACCTCCACCTTCAGAAGGTTGGAATGCAGTTTTTGTTCCTGTTCCTTTAGGTAATTTTGCCATAAGCGATCCTACTGGATCATAACCAAATAAAGATGCAATGCCTATAAAAGGATTAAGAAAACCTAATCCTAATTTGCTAAGTGCAAAACTTGTAGCAGCTTTTTTAAGCTGATTCTTAGCAATACCTTTTCCCATGTCTACAAGGCCACTGCTCATAATACCTTCTGGTCTTTTTACACCTAGTTTTTCAAGTAAATCAAAATCTGGTGTGTATCTTCTTCCTGTGTCTAAAGCTTTAAATTCCTTAAGTGCTTCTTTTGTACCTTCAGGAGTAGATAATTGTTTAATAGCTTCTTCAGCTTCTTCTTTAATTCTATCAGGATGTCCTTTAGGAAGTGCTTCTGGGATAACAGTCTCACCAAATTTATTTAAATCTAACTGAGTTGTATCATCTGGAATTACATCCATTTTTTCTAACGCTTGATCTCTAATTAATTTTGTTAGTTTAGCTTTCTCTTTATCGAATTTTGGTCCTCCGTGCAAAGCCTCCCCAAGATTTTTACTTGCTATGTCTCTATCTATAGATGCTTGTACTTCTTTCTGACTTTTACCAGCTGAACCTATACCACCAGTCATAGCTATAGATTGCATAGGACTTATCCCTGATGGTTGAGAAGGTTCTTCATGCAAAGACTTTCCAATAGCTTGTTGTGCCGCAGCTTGTTTTGCCATAGCCTCTCTTTGTGAATCAAGTTCTGCTTGTCTTTCTTGTTGAATTCTAGATCTTTCACGAGCAGCTCGTTCTCTAGCAGCTACGCCTGGATCCCAGCCGCCGCCTCCGCCGCCGCCTCCGCCGCCTCCGCCACCACCAGAAGAGCCGCCGCCTCCGCCGCCTCCCCAGCCTCCCATATCTCCTTGAAGAGACATGATGCCTGATGGACCACGGTTAGGTTTGCCATCTTTTAATGAACCATAAAGGTTTAAATCAATTAAAATATCTTTTTCTTTTTCAGTAATATAAGCAAGTTCTGCAGGTTCATGATCTGGAGATGATAACCATTTCTTAGGAGCAGTAACCATTTTCTGTTTACCCAAATAATTAGGTCCACCACCTTGTATTGCATACTTTATTTTTTTATCTGTTGTCATTATCTTCTCCCGTCCGCTTGTATATCTAGTCTAAAAGTTCCAAGTTTCCAGTGTTGTTTAATACTAGTGTTGTCTACTTTTAAAGCTATCGCTCTTGCTCTTGCACGTGTGTCTATCTTAGTCGTACTTGTTGTAGATGTAAAGGGTCCTAATGAAGAACTTGCTTCTGAATCTGTTGGATAATTTTTCAAGTTTAATGTAACTCTTGCATCACCAGTTTGAGTTAAAAAGTCTGGAAGTACTCTTCTAATTTTCATCATGTATTCACCATCACCTCTTAAGTCTGCTCCACCACCTTGATTCATAGCTATATCAAAATCTCCAGATTGAATACTTGCAGAAATACCAGTTCTTTCTCCTGCTTTAATTTGATCCTGTCCTGTTTCATGTTCATAGTAAATTGTAACACCATCTGTATTACCAACTGTTGAATCACTTGTAGCACTTGAATCATATTCTGTTGCATGAGGCTTTCCAAATATATGTGAATCTGCCCAAGAAGATCGAGCCAATGAACTTGTAGTCCACACAGGTCGCTCTGGTGTTGAATCCATATAATTAAATGTAACAGCTCTATTATTAGATGCTGCACCACTACCAGGATAAAACCATGTAACTTCACCAAACAAGTTATTTAACCCTGCATAGATATGGTTTTTAGGAACTGTATTAATATCATCATAAACATGGTCCTCAACTAAACATGCAAGTGATTCTAGTCGCCCTGTGTATCTAAAGAAACCATTCTCTGACATCCAGTAAGCAGAACCATCAACCTCAACGGCTGCATTCTTTCCAATCAATCCACAGTTTGTAGCAACTTGTTGGAATGAGAAAGTAAAAGGAGAACCAACGAACCTCATAATAAATAAAGATGTATCAGTCCAAACGTAAATTGCATCCCGACCTCTTAAAGCTCCCACGATCCGTGTTCCATCGGCCAGTCTTTGTTGTCCAGCACTATTGGTTACTGAAGGTGTGTACGAAGTTGAAGCATTAATACTTTCTCTATCTGACCAACGTATGTACATATCATCTTGAGTTGATGCTGTACCGATTGTAGTTTCTGTTCCAAAAAATACTAAGTGTCTATCAGGTGTAGATACCAAAGTTTGAACTGCTGCTGTTGGTGCATTGGCAACGATTGTTGCTCTTGTAGATGTTGCACCTGTTGCATCTGAATCCCATTCAAAAGTTGCACCATCAACGATAGTTGCAATAAGTTTATTTCCATAATTGTCCAAGGACCAAAGTCCAGGAGCTGTAACAATATCACCTGTTTGCGATGCTCCCCATTTAGTATACTCAGAAGCATCAGTTACTGTTGCTCCATCACTATGTGATGCAGCTGTAGTGTTATCTGATCCTCTTGTTAAACCTGATAAAGTTCCTGATCCTGTAGTATTTGTTGTATAAGCAATACGCTCATCATTTATTAAAACTGTTCCTGAAGCAGGAAATCCTGTAGAATCATCAAGAACAACACTTGTAGAAGAAGCTGTTAGTGCTCCATCTAAAGTATCATAAACTTCTCCAGCTACAGTACCACCCCATAAGCCTAGTCCCCAACCAGCAGCTGACGCTTCAACAGCAGGGCCTATTGAATAAAAATGTTGAACTCTTATTCCACCAGAAGTACTTGCTCCTGAACCTGATTCATTAGAACCCATTTCAATGGTAA